ATGTGTATATATTTTAAGGTTAGAACTAAAAAAGGAAAGAGATATTTTTATTGTACTCTCAAACGGGAGACAATAACCTATGATGAGTGTAAGAGTTGTGGGGATAAGGAATATAAAAGATATAAGCCTATCAAAAAACGCACTTACAAACAAACTAAGAGAGAAAAAGGTAGGTATAGTATAATTGCCGATGATTTGTCTAAATGCGTCGTATGTGGTATTACTACTGGTATAAATAAGCATGAAGTGTTCTATGGAAAAAATAGACAAAACTCAATTAACTATAAATTTATAATCCCATTATGTCAAAAACACCATACCGGTAAAAATGGAATACATTTTAATAATGAACTAAATCTTTTTTATAAACGGCTGTGCCAAAAAAAATTCGAAGAAGAATATGGTACAAGAAACGATTTTATAAAAATATTTGGAAGGAATTATTTAGATGAGTAATATTGAAAATAAATATATAGGTAATAAAATTGGAAAAATAACAATTGTTAAATTTTTAGGAACTATAAAAAAGAATAAAGGTGATTATCATAATTTCTGGCTAGGTCGTTGTGAATGTGGAAGAGAAATATTTTTACGTAAAAATGAAATTGAAAAGCAAAAACGTAAAACTTGTAAACTTTGTAGTAAACCAACTAAAACTCACGGACTAACAAACACAAGATTATTTAATATATGGCAGTCTATGAAAAGTAGATGTTATAACCCTAACAATCAAGATTATAAAAATTATGGTGGTAGAGGTATTAATATGTGTTCTCAATGGAAAGATAGTTTTCTTAATTTTTATAACTGGGCAATGAAAAATAATTATAATGAGAACTTGTCGATAGATAGAATTGACGTTAACGGAGATTATAATCCAAATAATTGTAAATGGTCAACAAATATGGAACAATCTTATAACAAGAGAAACACTATTTATATAGAACATAACGGTATAAAGTATACACTTCATGATTTAGAAAAAATTACAGGATATTCAAAAGGCATATTGCAATATAGATATTATGCAAAATGGGATTTTGAAAGAATTATTAAAACTAAACCTACCGTTGGGAGAAATCAATATACAACAAATAATTAAGATATTTGGTGAAAGTTGGTTATAATCACATTTTTCATACGACTATTGTGTGTGTTTTTCACATTTTTTCATAAAAAAAGAGGTAAGGGCGTAATTGTCCTTACCTTTTATCATTTTCCCCTTAACGTGAATTTCGTCAATTAATAGTTGCTCCAGTAGACGGTGCAACATATATTTGACACACATCATAATCTCTAGTTTTAATGATTGCAACATCTGGTTGACTAAATCTAATTATATCGTAGTCTAAGCCTCCAAACTTTGATGGTTTTAAGAAACCTTTTTCATTACCTTTTACTGGTGCTTTATCTAGTGGATAAACTCTCCATGTTTCTGCACTTGCTGGTAAATGTAAATGTTTGCCAGTAGTTTGTCCACCTGCTGAATTATTAGGCAAATTGGAATCCAAATATGGTATAGGATTAATTCTACTACCATTTTTTCTTACCTCAAAATGTAAATGTCCTCCGTAAGCATTTCCAGAATCACCCATATAACCAATTGCTTGTCCTTTAGAAACGTGTTGCCCGTTAGAAACATAAACCCTCGCCATGTGTGCATAAAGAGTTTCATAACCACCATTATGTGCTATTTTAACACAGTTTCCGTATGAAGCATTACCACTAGAACCTTTCATATTACCTAGTCCAGTTTGACACCAGTTTACTGTACCATCAGAATGTGCGATTATGTCATCTAAGGTACTTCCTTGTCCTACTAAGTCTACTGCTAGATGTTGGTTACTATAACCTTGCGTTATTTGATTTCCTTTATTTTTTAATACTCTGCTCATCCTATCCCTCCTTTGTGTAAATTTTCTAATACATCGACTCTCTTCGATAACGCAGTTAAATTAACATTAATTGCAACGAGTGTCTTTTGCATATCATCTAAGATTTTATTATTGTCTTTCATAGTAGTATTAATAAAATAAATCATAAATGCAACGCATATAACACCTATGCCATTATTCGTTATCATATTAACTAATTCTTCCATTTTATTTTCTCCTTTTTATTTATTCTAACCACATATTATAAATACGTACCTCAGATTGGTTATTAGTAAATAAACAATATAATTTATCTAAACCTGCTGGTATAGGGTTTGGCAAATCATACTTTAAAACTTCTCTAGGAACACTCCCTGTGGTTTCTATAAGTTCATATAATACGTGTGCAGCATCATAGGTTTTTTCTTTAAATATTGCAAAGCACCCATAAGAATCACCAGGTGTTCTTGAAAATTCAAGGCACATTTTTGAATAGTTAGAAAATGGTATTGTGTTATTTGAAATCCACCAATTCGCATACCATATTCCTGTAGTTATTCCAATGCTATCCTCATATTGTTTAACCTTGAGTGCAACTCCTCCAACAGCTGATGACGCTGTAAACCCTCCTGTATTAGTAATGTCTATTTGACCATCTTTAATAAAATAAAATTCTTTTTTCTCATTTTTTAACAAATTGCGAAACATACTCATATTAGTACACCTTCCATACAGCAATATTATTTAATATTGAGATAATATATGATTGGTTATCTTTACAAGTTCCTGTATTTAACCCATTATTTTCTTCTAATTCTGGTGCGTCACCTATATTTGTAATAGTGGTTGGTAAACTAACTTCAGTTGGAGTTGCTCCACTTGAAAAGTAGATAACTGTTTCTTTTTCGAAAGTTGTTGTAGCACTTATAGTTAGTTCTTCTATCTCACCTAATTTATAAGATTTATTACCAGTTAGTGATGAAATAGTATAACTACTACCACTATTTGTTATTACAGTTGGTTCAAAATCTACTTGTGTTGTTCCAATCAATACCCAACTATTATTTATATAAACATACATATCATAAGGTGATGATGAGCCCAATAAATAAATCGTGGTTGTAGATATATTTGTTGTTGGCAAACTTGCTACTACACTAAATGCTAAACCATTAACAGCATTAAACAAACTATCAGCATAACTTTCCACATATTGTTTTGTTGCTGGGTTATATGCACCTGTTGGTGTATAAGAAGTTGAATTATCTTTTGCTAAATAATCACTTAAATCTACTGTATTAATAGCATCATCCACATATTTCTTTGTTGCTGGGTTGTAATCTCCAGTTGGTGTAAACGAGGTTGTGTTATTTTTAGCGAGGTAGTTAGACAAACTTTGATGCGATGTTAAGTATGTTGTTGAAAAGTTAGTCCATCCCATCGCAGGGTATGATGAACTTGCATCATAAACAGTATAAGGGCTTGTTGTAGTAGTGTAAAACCTGTAATAGTTATACCTAAAAGTGCTATTATCAACTCTCCCAAAATAAGCATACCACTGCTTATAATTTGAATAATTATTATAAGACACATTATAAAGTACATAGCCATCACAAATTAAAGGTAAAATTCTGTTAGCACTATCTGCTAAATAGTAGTCTACTATTTTTTGTGCATCAACATAAAAATTTGTATCAGTAATAGTATTTGAAGCATGATGCCAAACTGATTTTTCAACAAAATCACCTGTGACACCTCCACCACCAGCTTGTACTTCTACTTCTTCCCAACTATATGTAGCAGGGTCTTGTCCATCACTAACACATTTATAAAAGTAACCATTTGTATATGTGCTACTTGTTGTACCTATGAACTGTACTATTTTATCTAAGTAGTCTACACTTGCTGTTGGTATAGTAGACACTTGACTTGCTTTGCTGTCTACATAATCTTCAGTAGCTAAACCTTTACCTGTTATTACATTTTCTAATGTACCTTTACTTATAAAATTTGAAGTATTCATATTTTCATACTCATTAAAAGTTCTTGGTATTGCTTGCAACGTATTATTTGGATTTAATCTTGCTGAGAACTCTGTTGCTATTTTAACAACACCACCAGTAGTATTTGTTGCATAATCAGTATTTGTTACATAATCTGTCAAATCTGGTTTATTAGTTAAATCATCATAATCCCCACTAAAATCAGACTTATTATTCCATGATGTAATATTGGCTTGCGTTATCCCTTTTACATGAGATGGTACTGTAGGGTCTGTTTCAGTATACCCTGTAATAAAACCACTATCATTTGTTAGGTCAGATGTTTTACTTGGTATAGTAGGTGTGTTAGTTAAATCATTATAGTTTCCACTAAAGACAGTATCAGTGAATACAGCATCAGCAGGTACGTCTTTTAATACTATGTGATTATTTACTTTCTCAGCGTTGTCTACGATACCATTATCATTTGTATCATAGACTTCTTTTTTCATGTCACCAGAACTAGCTGATCCATCCTCTCCATCTAGTATAGTGGCTGTATGCACTCCATTCTTATCAGTGATATTTATAGTGGTAACCTTACCGCTCTTAGAAGTTTCAACTATTGGGCTATATCCATCTTCACCATCAGTGCCATTAAAATCTCCATTGTCTAGTTTTTCTTGAATCATATTATATTGTGCTATTCTATTTATTTCATCATTGTTTCTCGCAGTTTCGTTTGCTATTCTACTGTTCTCATTTGCAATTCTAGTATTTTCATTGGTTATACGAGTTGTTTCATTTAGTTCTCTTATCGCTTCTTTTTTTACATAATCTGGTATGTAATTTACAGCTAATACATCAACTTCTATATCGTTCATTTTAATTTCCCCTTTCATTATCGGTAGTTGTTATCTCTGGTTTTAGTCTGAACGTACCTTTTACAATGGTCTTCTTTAACGGTTTGTCATCAGTGTTTGTTATTATTTCGATATCAAAATAATAATCACTTGTCTTCATGCCATCAGTATCTGTACTATTAATTAATATTTGATATGTGCGTTTGTCATCTTCCACATCTGCTAGTGTTATACCATTGTTCAATGACTTTTGTAACACTGTTCTTTTATCGCTTTCTTTTGACTTAACTGAAAAATACACCTCGTCTATATTTGAAGTGTATTTTAATACTATAATGTTCCTTTCGTAAGTATCTCCTCTATAGAGTTCAAATAATTCATTTTCCATTATTCTGCCTCCGCTTTAGTATATTCCATTATAATTACTAAATCATGGACATCCCATGTTGAATAAAATTCGATTGCTTGTTCGGTTTTAGTAACAAAACAGTGTTGCCCATTTTCAGCCTCTCCTACATGATGCTGATATATATTAAAGAAGTTTATCGGAACAGCAAAATTAAGTCTCGTATGATTCTCGTCGTCAATCTCATTAAACCCCCTTAAATCAACAACTTGCCCTAAATTAGGTACTCCATAACTGATTTTTTTTATTGTTTCTTTGGCAACAGTACCTACATTAAACACCTTTCTATATATTGGCTTTCCGTTTATCCAATTATTATTAGTTAATGTTTCTTGTGTTGAATAAATGCCACCATCTGTTAATTTATCGCTTAGTTCATCTAAATTAGTATTAAGTTCATTAATGCTATCATCTAGATTAGTTGATAATGTACTAATATCATTTGCTAAAGTTCCAATTTGGCTAGTGTGTTCATTTATTAATTGTTTTAATCCATAACTCCCTTTAGCACTCAAAACTGTATCATCTGTTGATTCGCTGTCGACACTTGTCACAATGGGTAGACTATTAGTAGACATCGTCATCTCTACTATTTCTACTTTCCTACCGGAGGTAAGTCCATTCGTAAGTACAACTTTATTATTGGTAATAGTATATTCATCAAAAGTAAGTCTTAATCCATCTACGTATACGTCAACAAAGGTATCGCTTGTGTAGCTCGTTGGTAAATTAAAATCTGTTTGCCCTTCAATTGATGTATAGCTAACTGTATCTTGTGTTAAATGGCTTGACGTACCTAAAGTTGCGAGCCAATCTTGTTCTGTTCCCTCAAAACCATTTTGTACTGCGATTTCATAGGCGGAGTATCCTCTTTCGCCTTTAAAACCTAATTTTGCTTTTAAATTATTCATCTTTCTACCTCCTCTATTCTTCATCTGCTTCTGGATATACTATTATTTTTTTTGCACCTTCTTCATCCATTCCTAGCATAGTTGTTGTATCATTAAGAACTAGATCATACCAGTATGTTTGTTTTTTATTAAAAAGGGGAAACATCTTAGTTTCCTCTTCCGTCAAAACAATTTCTGGCGTAGTTGTTGGATCCGTATACCCAATGTCTTTAATCTTATAATCTTTTCTAAAAATTTCCTTTTTTGTATAACCTTTTTTTTCAAATACAACGAATGATATTTTATCGTCAAGTTGGAATTCATATAATTCTTCCTTTTGCGTTTTTACATTATATATTGGAAATTCAAAGGCTATCTTATTAAATTTATCTTGCGGTGTGTCTCCTCTTGTAATATAAATTGTTTCTTTGTCATCCCCTATAGCTATCATTCAAACACCTCCTCAAAACTAGCTACAAAATATACCGTATAGCCACTATTAACTGTAATTCCTGTGTTAGATATTTCTCCAACTATGGTGTCATAATTTTTATTGTATGGCTTATAAATTCGAATAGAATCGTATAAAGCATCGCATTCAAAAAATACATCTATGTAAGATGTATCGTCTGTTATATTTTCTTCAAATACTACTGTGCTACTTCCTGTATCATCCTCAAAAAGTATAGTTCTTTTGATACTTTCTAATTTAGATTTATGACTATCGGTAAAGTCATTATGTGATAATCCCATACCTGTTACTTTATTAACCTTATTGGTATTTAGATTGTTAATAGCATTAGTAATAATTTTATTTTGAACTGCCTTTGTAGAAGTAGAAGACAAAGAAGAATCTATCTCCTTTATCTCCTCTATCTCTTTGGCTGTTTGTTCTATTAAACCTAATTTGTGCCTTCTCTCAACATCAGCAGGTGTTCTAACTCCGTTTCTATCTTGTCGTTCATTTACCATAAGACACCTACTTCCATGTTATTTTGCCATTTGAAATCTTAAATCCCATCGCTTCTAAGATTTCTTGTTTAGATTTTGAATCTATATTTAAACCTTTAATATATTTTATTATTTGATTATTATACTCGTCATAACTATTGTATTTTAATTTAGTTAGTATAATTTTTTGATTTGAATTCAAATTTGTGGATTTAATATAATTTAAAATCTTTTTCTTCTTTGAACCGGAAATTGTATTTCCTGATAAATCTTTATCAGATTTAAAATCTTGAATATCAAATTGGATATAAGTTTTTAATGGAATATTAAGATTCTTTATTACATTTAGTGATTTCTCTTTAGAATAAAATTTACTATAAATGTGGGCTATTTGTGAATCATTAAAATCAGTATCTACAATTAAATTACCAATTTGTTTTTTCTTTTCAGAACTTGTTAAATTTTTATCATTCTTTATTGAGTTACCTTTGACTTTAGTGGCAATATATTCAACCTTTTGTGAATCTGACATTTTTAGTTTTTCCATATTTTTTAGTTCAGTCAAATAATTACTTTCATAATAATTATCGCCTTGTTTACTAAAATATTGTCTATTGGCTGTTGCTCTAGCATAATCATAAATTTCTTCTATCATTTTTGCTTTTTCATCGTCGTTAGAACTTGAATATCTACTGTCTTTTAACAAATTATTTATATAATTATTTGCTGTTTGACCATAATCTTTTTTATATCTTGTATATTCTTCCGCTGACATAATATGTTTTACACCATCGTAATTTACATAAGAGTAAGGTATACTCGGTATTACTTTCGTATCACCTGTTTGGTTATAGATGCGTTTGATTTCATTATCTAGTTTACTACTTATATCAGTTGTTTTATTATAAGGTAAAATAAAACTTTCTAATGAACGTTTAACTATATTTTCTGTTTGTTCTTTTTCATTACCCCAAATATCTGTAGCTGGCTCTAATTTATTACGTAATCCAGGTATTTTGTACATAATTTTTCTATAAGTTTCATCAAAATCTTTCCACGAACTATTACTAGAAGCTTTTGTGCTTCTCTTTTTATCATCTAATGTGCTAGCTAATTGACTAAACAACGTTGGAAAGAACTGAGTTATATAGTTTTGTGTCATTTTCTTACCTACAGTAGCCAATTTATTACCTCCACTATCATATGAACTTAAAACATCATCTAAACTTGAAATAAATGACATTTCGCTTAATGGATCTAAAGTTTTAGACAACATATCAGTTACGACATTCATATCCCAGCCGTTCTTTTCTTCTAATTGTTCATATACAGTCGCTCCTGACAATAAAGGCATGGCAGATGGCGATAACCATGATAGCGAATAATACTTATCTCCAATTTTTAAAGAATAATCTTGGCTTCCTAAATTATCATCATATTTAGTTTCTTTATCATTGTCTCCACTACCTTTAATAAATCCTGCTTTAGCAAGTCCATATCCTATAAGAGCAAGCGATGTTCCTGTAAGTCCTTGTGATAAATTATCTATCATTTGACTTGCTTCCATGTTTCCATTTTTTACCTGATAAGCATCATAAGAGATAGATTTAGCAAGTCCTATTGGAGAATATTTGACACCAGTTTTAGCAACATTTATAGGTACTTTTTTATAGGGCATTATAGCTCCAGTTGCAAAATGTGCTAGACTACTTTGATTTTCTATATCACTAATGGTACTTGCCAATTGACTATACTGTCTAAAAGTTGCCTGCTCTGCCTGATCTAAAGCATATAATCTGGCATTATTTACTATTTTCACATTATTTTCAATATCATCTTGTGTTTTAATACCATTGGCTGTTAAATATTCTTGAAAACTATCTTTAAATGCATTTTTACTAAATAACCAATCTTCATGTTCCAGTGCTTTACTGTTTAAGTTGCTTAACTTATTTAAAGTTTTTGATTTAAAAGTATTTTTCATTCTTTCAATTTCGGTTTCTGTACTATATTTACTTTGCCCCATTATATCGCTTTTCATCTCTTCCGTAACTTGTTTGGCATATGACTTTACATCATCACTATCTTTTCTCCATGTTTTAGTTCTGTTCTTTATAGGGGCAACATCTTCTATTGTTCTTGCAATAGCATTTTTAACTTTTGTTGCTCCTTTCATGGCAACGTTACCGATAGTATTTCTTATATGTGTTTTAGGGTTTCCTAACATACTTAAATATCGCCATTCATCAATTTTATCTAAAGGTGATGACTTAAGTTGATTCGCTATATCTTGTTTTACATCTTCTACTGCTGAATCTAAATTATCTTGATTCCATGTGCCGTCTTGATTATATGTTTCTAGTATTTTTTGTGCCATTTCCGGGGTTATTTCTACATCTTTAAAGGCAAAATTACCTTTATCTTTAGCTCTTTTTACAGTTTTTGTAAGCATTCTAAGTTGTCCTTCCGGAGTTAGTCTTTGAATAACACTTAATGACTGAACTCTTTGACCTAATTCTGTACCCATTATTGAAATATCTTCTATTAGACTTTGGGCAGTTTCATAATCATTGTTTTTGATGGCTTCGCTTACTAATCTTTCACCCATTACTATATCGTCAACAGAAATATTATTTTTCTTTGAATTTAACTTTGTATTAAAGTCTTCTATACTTTGTTTATATCCATACTCTTCAATGTGCTTATTTGCGCTATAAAGTGCCTTACTATTACTCTTTACCTCATAAACAGATTTTAATGTATCAAAATCATCTACAACTAATTTACCATCAACAACGTCACTTTCGGTTGCTGTTTCTATCCATTTACGAAGTTTTAAATCTGGTAAATCATCAGATGAACTATCTGATGAACTTAATATTTTGTTTATCTTGCTAGAAATATTTTTAGAGTCTTCTTTAATTGATTTCTCAAAGTTTATTTTTTTAACTTTATCAGATATAGGTAAATCAATTGTATTCTTTTGACCTTTTTTAATAGTTGTCTCGTTGTTCTTTATAGGGGCTATATTTTGTTCTTTGGTATTATTTTCGTTAATTTGCATATTACTATTATTGGATATATCAGATTTGACATTCCCGTTAGTATTTGGTATATTATTCGCATCAGTCGATGTATTGAGTCCGGACAATTGGAGTCCTCGTTCATTATATCGACTTTTTATTTGTCCTTTTGTGTCCTGTAAATTATCTTCGCTGCGTGTTGAATTGCTTGATGGTCTGTTATTATTTCCTTGTACTCTATAAGGTATTCTATCATCTGTTTTTGTTGCTCTTCTGTTTTCAGGTTTGCCGATATCATATCGGTCGTTTTCATCTTCATTCCACATTCTACTAGCATATCCACTAGTTTCTTCCAAGTCTCTGTTAGTTCCATTATATTTTCCTCCTATATAATCTTTTCTAATGTTTTCATTATATAGGTTTTCATCAAATTTATCAACATAATCATCCTTAATGTATTTTATTGGCACTTCATTTAAACCTAATTCATTTGCTATTTGTAGACGATGATTTCCATTATAAATTTTAACATTACCATTTTTATCTCTTACAAGCTCTATAGGATTTTTTATACCATTTTCTCTTATATTGTTAAAAAGGGCATTATATTCACTTTCTGAATCATATCCGCCACTTTCTCTTAAAGATAAAATATCGTTTATAGGTATTATTTCTACATCTTCTTTTCCCTCTTGTTTATTTCTAGTCTTATTCTGAATTTCCTTTATTAATTCGTCAGAAGAATTATTTTTATTATGAGTATTCAACTCTTCTAATTCCCCATTTTGTATTTTCTTATCAATTTCTTTTCCAAACTCTTCATAAGGCGTATATTCGTCTTCTTTTTTTTCTTCATTAGCATTGTTGTCATTTTCTTTTTGTTGAATATTTTGACGATTATAAATTATATTTTGTCTAGCATTCTCTCTTAACTTTTGTTTTTGGCTATTGGAAAGCTTTGTTCCCTCATTTTCAATAAAGTTAATTTGGTTATTTACTTCATCATCCAACGTTTTTTGTTCTTCATTAGTCAAACCTGTAACATAATTTTGACCATTTTTAGTGGCATTATAAACACCTTTTGCTTGCAAAACACCACTGGTTACTGCACCTTTTATGAATCTGTCCATAAGTTTTTCATCTTTTATCAAATCTTTAATTTCAGATTCTTTCATATAAGTGATTTTCTTGGCTCCTGCATCTATTATTCCTTGCAAGACACTTTCTAAACCTTCGCCACCAGCTTTAATACCAGCTTGAGATACATTTTTTATAAGTTGATTCCCAATTTTTTGTGTAAGTGCTTGAGCTACCTTATCATCAATTCTACCAACGCCACTACTTATACCCATGGCATCAACGCTTTTTGAAAGACCTCCGGCAAGCAAGTTTACTATTGCCGATGAAGTACCGCTTATTGCCCCATATAAAGTAGCTTCACTATCTGTTGCTCCGCTATTGTAAGCATTACTTATAGATGACCCCATCGCACTAGCACCATTAACACCACTTGTTAATACAGTTGTTCCTGCTCTACTTAAACCAGCACCGGCACCTAGTCCAGCAAGTGCTACATTCCCATAAATACCACTAGCTGTTTGGACGAAATTATCTAAATTTTCTCCCATCAATGAATTTTCATCATAAAATTCTTCTGCCGGACTAAATATTTCATTAGTTAAATTTCCTTTAGTTTCCTCTCTCAACCCTTTTGCAAACTCTTTTTGTCCAATTAAATCAGAAACACCAGCTACACCATAGTTAACTAAGTCTCCAATACCTTCACCTATTCCAAATAGTGCCTTAGTTCCATTGGTTATTATGTCACCACCTGTAGATAGAATTGCTTTAGTTGCATCACCAATATTGTATCCATCTTCAAAAGTTCTAGCATTAATCCATTCTGCTTTTTTCTTTGTTTGTTGTTTCTTAATTTTTATCGGAGCTATTTCTTCCACAGTTCCATCAGAAGATACATTGGCTATTAAATTATTATATCTTTTTTCTTCATATGGTGTTATTGTTCCATCTATATCTACATTTGCAATAATTTTTTTCTTTTTGGCCATTTTAACACCTCTTTATTATACATTTTTTCCACCTTTGTACTGTATATATTTATTTTGGTTTCCATCCCAATACCATTTCTTACCGTCAGAAGTTTTCCATATTTGTTGTACACTTGTTGTTTTTGTACCTTCTCTTGTAACACCTGCTTTATTAATATATTGACCTGTTCCAACAAGCTTATCACCACCAATATTATTCGGTTGATATCCATTGCTAAATGTTCCATTTTGAGCATCTGGATTTTTCTGTCCTTGATAAAATGCGGTTGTTATATAATCACCATCTAGCCATTCTTCACCACCCGAGTTTGAACTTCCACCACTTGAGCTTGTTCTAGAATTAGCTAAACTTAGATTAAATTGTCTTTGTTGTTCAGCTAGTGCATTTTCAGTATTAATTTGGTCAAGTACACCTTTCCATCTGGTGTAATATCTATCTTCAGTTTCATTTTGAGCCTGTAATTGTTGTTGCAATAGTCCATTTTTATACTGGAATCCTTGAAGCGATAATGACAATTTAGTTTGAAGGGTTTGATATGCTATCTCAGCTAGGGCTGAATTATTAGCAAGTTGAGCATCTTTAATTGAATTATCATATTCTGTGATAGCTCTTGTAAACGATTCTCTAGCTGTTGCCACTCTATTTTGATATGTATTATACATGTTTACTTGGCTTGACTCTGAATACCCCGTATTTGTAAGACCTTGACTTGCTAGTACCTCAGCATTAGTTCCATATTGATTGCTCTGTTTTTGCCAATCATTATATGCACCTTTCTGTTCTTTTGTATAATCTTTCTTTGCCCAGTCTTTTTGCTGTTCTATTTTTTCAATAGCAAAGTCTGTATTTGCTTGCTGTATTTCGGCTTGTTTATTACCATAGTCTTCAGTAGCTTTTATCTGGTCATTATAATATTTATCACTATTGTTTATCATGTTGTTATACATATTATTAACGTTGTTAAGTGCGTTTTGTTTTTCTTCATTTACTTCTTGAAAACGTCTATCATTATAATCTACTGCCACTTTCTTCCCTCCTATCTTTTAATGTAACTTCCTATGTAAGATTCTAATGTACTTGAATACAATTTGAATGGCTTATTAGACGAAAATTTTAACTGTATACTTTTCCATTTTTTCTTTTTAATTCTTGGTACTACGTATCCTTTTGTATTTTGGTATTTCTTTATTAAATCAAAGTCTTTATTATCCACTTTTGCATACACATTAATTTCTTCACCTTCCATATCAACAACACAACCTTTTTTATTTGTGATTTTCTGATATTCTGGATATCCGAACTCATCTTCTAAAGTAGTCCAATATGAAAACACCTCACTGTTCGTTTTAGTTAAGGTGTATATTGTTTTATCCATAATTAAATATAATGTTTCATCGCTTACAATAGCACTTGTGATTTCTTCATCAAATTCCCAGTAAAACCATTCATACTCATAATGATTATTAACCTCTGAAAAATTTCTACTATCGGCTAAATATATTTTGTTTCCGATTATACTGAGTAGATACCCTTTCCATTCAGCAAGCATTACTTCTTTATATTTACCTTCATTTAATAGTTTGCTATCTACTAAAGTACTTACATGTGTGATAACTTGTTCTGTGGTAACATCTCCTGATATTCTTTCTAGTCCATTTTCTGAATAGAAACATATCGCATCATTAAAATTAATTCCTGCGCTTACGCACCCTGTAGATATACTTGAATGTGTTGATGGATAAATCTTTCCATAATCACTATCTATTGTAGGATTGTGGTAGAAAATAGTTGTATTACTTTGACTAGCCTCTTTCATTACCCATAAAGCATTATTACCTGATACAATGGCTTTTATTTTGCTATCATCTGTACCTTCCTCATAATAATCTAAATCGCTTATATAACTTGGATCATTTAAACTTGAATGAAAAAGCACATTTGGATACTCTTCGTTACCACTAAAGAATATTCTATTATCAAACATTTCAATCAAAGAACATTTTTCTATTTTTTCTCTATATCCCTCTACTGTCTTTTGATACTGAATTATTACATTATCCTGTCCATCTGTTAAAGGCTCTGATGGTGCTGTTTCAAATGTTATTGTTCCAGTTGTACTATCAGATGTAAAACCTTCTAAAACTTCTTCGTCATTTATCCATACTCTAACAGTAGAATTTTCATCAAAATATGGTGTATCTAGTTTGTATTCCAATGACTCCCCATCCGCACAGAAAGAGTTTTTTCTATAATTCGATAATAAGTTAACATCTTCATGTATTTGCCCTCCGCCTGATGGACTCCTACTTATTGATGTTGTCGGAATATAACCTTCCACTTCTTTCACTTCTGTTCCATCATAAACAAGATAACTGTTACCGTCTATAATATAAAGCTTATTATCGTAAATAAAATAATTGCTCTTATGTTCATTCATATTGCTATAAATAATATCAGTTCCGTAGTATAATTTTGTTCCTGCGTGGACTATCATCTTTTTATTACTGTTACAAGTATAAAAATATATAGCATAGATAATATCATTATATATTCTAAAAGTATCTATATCTGGTCTTGTTTCAACGCATTTCCCGGTTGAATTACTATAGTTTCTCCACATATTAAGCATATCTGGAGAACGGTTAAAAGATACTTCATCTCCTCTATTTGTAAAGTCTACGCCACTAAAATTTTTATAGTTATGAGTAATTAGACTTCCACTTACCTGAGTTACTCTAGTAGCCATTAATCAATTCCTCCATCAATATAATAACTTTCTACCCCATAACGTGGATCTAGATTTTGAAGTAATTCTCTATATCTATTCGAATAAATAGTTCCATATTGGCTAGATACATCACTTTTTAACAAATCCCCTGCTATACCATAAGGCATAATTTCAAGTAAATCAGTAGACAATTCAAATTTATAGTCATTCTCAGTTTCTGATGTTATTTGTGTTGGATATTTATAATAATAGATTTTGGCTGTACCTTCTTCATTAAATGTTATTTCATTTAATGTAAAATCATAATCTACACCTTTTATCTTTTGTAATTGGTATATATTTGAATCAATTTCATTTAATAATATTGTTTCATCTTCTTCAACTTCGATAGTTTTAATTGCAGGAATTTTTTTATACCTTGCAAGTTCATTTTGAATTTGATTAATAACACTATTTATTTTAGTAGCTAAATCTTCATCCTCAGTTAGATCATCTGCTACGTCATTATATTCTTCTATCATTGAATAAACTTTTTGTTTCATTTCTTCTAATGTCACTATAATCACCCCTACTTTATATTTTCTAAATCTTTTATCGCTTCTTCTATAGTACAAAAATTATCAACTGGTTTAATATAACCTCTTCCCTCATCTTCAAATATTAAAATATCTCCCTCGTTTAAATTAATTTCGGTTATATACTTGCTTTTATAATTATTTCCCTTAATTTTAGTTGTTGATTTATATTTTAAATTTTCTATAGTTTGTTTGACGTTTTCGTTACAATATTCTAGTTTTGTATCTTTTGTCACAGTTATTCCTGCATACATATCAATACTTGGTTTATATATAAATTTTTCCATTATTTAAGCTCCTTTACAATTTCAACATAAGTATGTCCGTATCCATTATTTCCAGTTAGTATATCTAATCTCTCATCATCAACTTCAAATTCATATCCTTCTGGAGGCAAAATACCCAGTTCAACATCAACTAAGCCGTCTATTGCATAATATTTATTCGCTTTTACTAAATATCTTTTTTCTTTCTCTTCTTCATAAGTCGATTTTTTATTTACAAGTAATTTTTTCCAGTTATCTTTAGGTATTTTATATTCAAAAGGTTTTATTTCTTTTTCAAATATTTGCCTAGCTACTTCATCAGCATTACTACAATCCCACTCTAAAATTATTTTCTCATTATCGCTTACAGGTAGTTCTTTTAAAATAGATAAAGGTGTGGTTATAATTGGTACTCCATATCCTAATGCCTCATTTATTGTATAGCAATATGTTTCCATATCATTAGAAAGCTGTGCTATAAAGTCTGCCATAGATATATATGGTCTCACATCTATTCTTGGATTCATTAAACAAATATTAGGGGATTTTATTTCAACTTTTACATCTGGATTTGTAAAAATTAACCATAAATAATGTTCATCTGAATTATTATTGCAGTATCTATCTAACGCTTCTATTAATTTTAAAGTTCTTCCTCCACCTTTAACTTCATCGTCAAGTCTACAAGCACTTACAATTATTTTAGGTTTTTTAACTTTTTCTAAAGTGAGTGGGTTATAACATTTTTCTGCTTTTACATCTATGTTTAATATTTTTAACCACTCATTAAGTTTGTCGGTAGAAAATTTAGAAACACCTATAAAGTGATTTAGTTTTGGATGGTCTACTGGAGGTTTATATCCGAGTTCTTCATAGTTTGCATGACCTACGAAAGCATAATAGTTTTCCGTTGATTCAACATCTTCAATCATATCTATATTAAAATTAAAAAAGGCTCTGTCACAGATAACCTTTTCTCCTGCTATTCTTTTTCTGCACCTAACATATTTTTTAAGTCTTCTAAGTTGAAATTTATCAGCCTCATCATAAAAAAATGTTATATCAATATTATTATATTTCTTTGCTATTTCATATAAGTACTGTTCTGTGCCCCCTATTTTACTAATCTTTCTAAAATAAAAAACATTTGCATATTTTCTCTTCATAACTACCTCCTTTTTCTAAATGCACTAAAGTTTAATGCACTTAGAAAGAGAAGATAACTTCTCTTATATAGAACCAGTTGCAATTAAGAAACGGATACCTTGTATTCTTGCCTCATCAATAGTTTTAGAACCAAATGTATCAAGTCCTCTAATAATATCTTTAAATCTCTTCTCAGATCTTAGAGCCTCAACTTCATTAATTTGACCTGCGAATGCTATTGCCTTCTTACCTCTAATATCACAGTAAGCATAAGTAGAATCTTTTGCTAAGTTATTAGACATTACAACGTCAAAGCCATCATATACACCTACAATACCTTTTTTTATGTATTCTGGGTTATTAGTAGATACTGTGATTAAATAATCTTTAAACACGTTATATACTGCTGGTGTAATCTCAATAACACCTTCCTCATCAAAGTTTCTTTCTCTAAGTTTTACTATTGCTCCATCAATAGCAGCTTTTACAGCCTCTTTAGTTGTTGCCGTTGCTGTTGTATAGTTTGTTGCAGCTTTGATTAGATTAGCAACATAAGTATCTCTTGCAACTGCAAGACCGTGAACTGCTTTAGCTTGATACTTTTCTTTTAGTCCTGGTACTGACTGAGCTTGATTAACATCATCAACATAGAACGCAAAGTAATTTGCTTGGTCAATAGTTAAAACTTGGCTTTTGTCTCCCATTTCTTCAATATCAATATCAGTAGTATTGTCATATGCGGCAATAGTTGGTTCTCCTACGCCTAAGATTTTAACTGAACGTGCATATTTACAATCTCCCTCATAGTCTCTTAAACAGTTAGCAACTAATTTTGTTTTAAGTTCCAAATCGTCTTGAATTTTTTTGCTCCAAATTTGTTGGATAAAATGTGTTACTGCCATATTTTCTCACCTTTCCTTTCATTAATGGCATAAAAAAGAAAGTATTTATTTCCACTTTAACGCTGATTTTTCAACAATTTTATATAAGTCTGGATTATTTTTATAATCGTCATCAGTAAATTTAGAAGCTTCTTCATACGTATAAAAATCTTTTATATTGTTTGTCGCTCCATTTTTCATACTTCCCATTTTTTTTATTTCCTTTTTCGGATTAAGTTTTAAATACATTTCGTATTGGTCTTTAAGCGATAAATTAGGATTTAGATTTTCTCTAAACTCTTTAAATTTTTCATCATTTAACATTTCACGATTAACACCAATAGATAAAAGTTCTTTTTCTTCTTCTATTCTTGCTTTCTCGTTTGCTAGTCTTGAAAATATCAACTTATCTCTATTAGACATATTGTCTTTTCCAATTTTTTTGAGTCTATCTATTTCATCAGATATTTCATCATATCCGAGTGAAATAATGTCATTAGCCTCTGCATTTGCTAGGATTTCTGTCTCTCTCTCAGAAAAACTAGGCTCATTTGGTATGTTTATACCTTTTTGTGTATAAAATTCAGCTAGTTCTTTTGTAGCTTCTTCCACGTTGTTAGTCCCTAAACCTGCATTTAATACGTTTTCTAGCTTTGAGTATTTTCTTTTAAATTCTCTCTCTAGTTTTGCCGTCTTTCGACCTAATTTTTTTGCCACTAGTTCGTCCACTTTTTGATTAAATTCATCTTCTGTGTACTTTAGTTTTGGCTCTTCCGTACTTTCTACTTCTTCTACATTTTCAGCAGTTTCTTCTTCTGTACTTTCAACAGTTTCTTCTACTGTCTGTTCCTCAGTATTTTCAGTCTCATCGACTAGGTCTTTTGTTTCTTCAAACATTTTAAAATCCTCCTATTTTTTTCTATTGTGTTTGCTTCACAAAACCACATCTTTTAATGACATAAGGCTTGGTCATAATAAAAACACCTACATAGGTGCTAATTGTTCATTATTTTGTGCATTGCCCAAAACTTGTCTTATAGTATTTGCCTGATCATATGGGTTTGAATTAATAAATTCACTAGCTCTTTGTTGCATAATTTGAGCTTGTGCGTTTATCTCAGCTATTTTTTGTTGTTCTTCTTCTATCTTTTCACACATGTCTAAAAGTTTTTGCTTAGGCATTGTAGCATCATCTGGTAAGCTTTCAGCATATATTTTTAACTCTCCAACTTTCTGAGCTGTAAAATATCCGCCTTTAAGTAAATTCTCTAATGATAATTCTTGGGCATATTTATCAAAAGGACTTTTTGGAGTTATATCAACTTTTACAGTTCCTTTTAAATTTTCAAGTACTGTTACTGGAATATCTACAAGTTCTGTATACGTTTCTCCACTTACCGGATCAACAACATCTTCTTCTAGTTTCATTCCATCTGGTGTATATACAGTCCACATATCTAGCCATATTCTAGCTAAGTCTTCTATACATCTCTTTAAGCCTGAAAGTTGTTTTACCATAGGTTGCTGTGAAGCTTGCTGAACTGCTAGTATTGCCTTTCCTGAAGCATCTTCTGGATTTATTCCGCCTGTTGCTATATCAGATGCGTTTTTAAGCTCTCTAGTTATTTTTATCAAGTCATCCATAAGTTTTGATACATCAGCACTCATGCTTGATGGTTGAATATAAGTAAATATTTTTGAAACATCATCTATTGTTGTTCCGCCTTTGGTTTTAATTATTCCACCAACTCTATTTAGTGCGTCTGGATTAGATATTTTATCTATGTTTGCCACTTTTTGTGAGTATGCACACTGTTTTACCGATAAAAGCATACGAGCTAACGTCTTATTAAGTTCTAATTGATTTGGTATAAGTTGTCTTACTTCTCCCTCACCTCTAGAACTTCCTTTTTTATTCTTCCACGGGAAATGAGTAAGTGGATAAAGATGTAATCCTGAATCTTCATTTTCAATAATAGTCACATATTTTGTAGCCTTTGAATATCTGACAGTTCCATTTTCCTTCCACATCTTCGTAACAAGTGTACACATATCATCTTTCTCGATTTTTGAATCTTCTCCAGCTTCTTCAAATGTATCTTTATCACCGTCTATGAGTTTTATTTTGTCTTTATCTATTCCTTCATCTTCTGCTATATGAATAACCTCTATAATAGGTTTCCTTTGGCTTATTATGATGTATGGTTGTAACTGAACGTCTGGTGACTGCTCATTACCATATTGAACATCATTTTTATTTATAACTTCGTTAAGTGGCTCTTGTGATTCATCATCAAAATTAACATAAATTATACCTTCATCATTAATAGCTGAATCATCAGAAAGTTCTCTTATCTTATCATCCATTTGGTCTTTTTCCCAAACTTTACTAGCCTTCTTATCTAATAATTCGCAAACCTTCTCGGCTGTTTTTCTAAACTCTCTATTTTCAAAGTTATCAGATGAAAAGTGCATAGACCATAAATTCTGATTTATAGTACTTACTTTATAATTCACTATGGTTTCTATAAAGTTATATTGTGCTTTCTCTATTCCATCTATCTTTGCACCTTCCCATTGATTACCTGAATACATTCTATAATTAAGATCGGTATCAGAAAACACATTGTGCATTCTAAGATAATCTCGACCTTTTTCATACATTTCCCATATATCAGTCTTTTTTATTTCTTCTAAATTCATTTTTTTACCTCCTATCTAGGTATGTCCTTTTGGCCAAATGATGTTCCGTTATAGTTGTCAATATTATCATTTATAATTTTTTCTTTCTCTGCTTCTTTATCAATTTCCTTTTGTACTTTCTTTATTTCTTTTTGTTCTTTAAATATTTTTATTGGATTAATTGTTTTAGTTTTTGCTGTTTCACTACGAATTGAAATAAGCATTGTGTATGCTCCAATAGAAAAACAAGCCATATTAACTACGCTTGTTACTGTTACTATCCACATTAATTCTTCCATTATACCCTCCTATACAACAGTTATTTCTTCACCATAATCAGGCTCTATTGGTTCAGTGTTAAACGCCTTAAACGGCGCATATGGTGTAAATACTTCTTGTTCAAATACTACTTGATTAACTACTTCATGTGATATTGCAAGTCCCATCATTTGATCATCATGTCCTCCTTCTGGGGCTTCCACCTTTCCTTTTTCATTTTTTATTATCGTAAGTAGTTCCAAAAGTGTATCCTCATCGTTAATTAACTCCGAATGTTCTCTTACAAACTGAATTAGAAAATTTATTATCAAAGGTCTTGTTATTTGTGTTGTTTTAAATCCAAATCTTTTTTCTGTCTTTCCTGTATATTCGTCTAGTTTTTCACGAACATATTGATTTTCATATCCTAGGCGTTCAAGTTCTCTAATTGGATAACTATCAAAGTTAGCTTCAATTCCTATTAGTGCATCTTCAAAAGTCCCATCTAGTCTTCTATATTTGTAATACTTCCCTAGACAGTACATTTGTCTTGCATATAAATCTGAATCAAATTGATGCTTCAAAACTGCAACTTGTTCTCTTGTTTTTGCATCTATTACATGACCTGTGAAATTATCACTACCATCTCCTGCTGTATCACCACCAATAGCATATTTTCTTAAATTAGGCATCTTATATATTTTTATATAACCATTACTATCGTTTATCCATTTAATATTAGATATTTTTTTACCCCTTGGTTTCGTATCATCATAATCGTACGTAAAATATCCTACCTTTAATGGTTTATTTAAATTGGCTAATCTATTTTGTATTATTTCAGTATCAAATACTGTTTTGCCTGAAAGCAAAAATGCTTCGCTTGGTGTACACGGGTATTCCTGTTTAATTAAATCTTTGTCTATGTAATTTTGATATTTATTATAGTACCAATATAATTGTTCTAATTTTAGTTTCTTTACGTCTCTAAGCCACTTTAATCTATCCCATATCCAATTACCCCCTTTATCTATTTTTATTTTAAATTCTTCTTTTATTTCTTTATTTGCAAATCCTATTACATATTCTTTTGTTTTCCACCACTCATAGAAAAGGCAAATGTTATTTCCACTACTCCACATTGTCTGGTAATCATTATAGCCATTTGCTGTACTTTCCCATATCTTTATACAGTTTTTTGTAAATGCTTCTCCGAGTCCTGCTTGTATTGGTTTTATTCCGTCTTTCCAAAAGGCACATTCTGAGCCATGAAAAAAGTTGATAGTTCTTGATCTACCAACATCTTTTGTGGCTGTATCTACTGCCCATGATGAATTTATCTTATCAAATAAAAATTGTTTTCTATTATTAAACTTTTCTGATGGTTTTAAAACTTCTGGTAATTGTGAATGTGGAAACTTTGCCTTATTTTGAAATATAGCTTCTGAATTATCACTTTTGTCAGCTAGAGTAAATCCTTGAAAATTTCTATTTAAAATAGAACATGCAAGTTGATAAGCTGTTACAACTGTTGTAAATCCTTGCTGTCTTCCTTTTAAAACAAGTATTGATATTTCGGTAATTATCCCTTTTTCATAATCATTTTTTGCTTTATTTATTCTTTTTATAAAATCCTTTTGAACATCATTTAAGAAAAAAGGCATTGTAACTTGGTTTTTGTCAACCACTATAAATACGAGTTCTATTAGTTTTTCCGGATTCTTTTTTACCTCGTTTAATAGTTGTTCATTTTTAATTAGTTCATTTGCTACTGCATCCCTGAATTTCTTATCAAAGTCTATTTCATGTAATTTATCCCATTTTTCTTTTCTTTTTTTTATTAAATAATCTGCTGTATATTTCATAGCACATCTTCTAACTTGGTTATTCCAACATTGCCTTCTACTTTAGTGACATATTCACCAGACATTTTATTTAATGTATCTATTGCTTTTAATTTTGTATTTAAATCAGCGTTTCGGCTACCCATAAGTACATCTTCTCCATCTGTACCTTTAACAAACACGTCTTCTCTTTGTATGTCATTAACTACATCTGATAACCACTTCATACGTTCTTTAGCTGTCATTATAGCTTCATCTTGTAGTTCTTCTTGTAAATTATTGATATATTCCTTTACGTTAGCGTTGGTTAGCAGCCTGCTAGCATTAACCTTCGCTGTTTCTTCTTTTTTTACATTCTTATATGCTTTTAAGTAAGCTTGTGTTCCGTTTAAACCATTGTTAATGTATTCATGACAAAATGCTATTTGATTTTTATTCACACTTTACACCTACTTTCATTATAAAAAGCCACTTTCGTGACTTAATTACAACTATCGACATTTTGTCGACGTTAGGACTATTTTACCTCTGGGGTAATAAGTATATTATTTGGTTGCGTCTCTAGGTACTGCCCCTAGCCAGTCTATGACGACAGTTTTACAGACTGCCTCGTGTCTTTAACGATATACGACGCATTATATTATTCTTTGATAAATAGACAATGTCAGTCCTCCTGATAATTTACTATGCACATATATTGTTCGGTCAATAGGAAGTAATAGTCCTGATAGAGTGCGACTCTATTTCCTCTATTACCTATCTCAAATGAAACTAAACCTATAAGAGATTGATACTCTCAATTTTCACACACATTAGGTTAAATATTTTGTTAAATAGCTTTTTAACAGTAATCCTTTAACGTTATGCTTGATTATGCCCAAACTAAGCATTGTCGAATTTGTGCTACTCATACCAAATTCTAGTCTTATACTCGTATTACTACGTATCAACGACAAAACACCTTATTTTTGATATTACACTCCCACCTTTAGCTATCACACTAATGGTTTCGTTGCCCTACACATACCAGCTCGGACTGCCGAATTACGGTGTCGACTAGGTTTGTACTTTATATACTCGCATAATAAATTACTAATAACCTTTTTCAGAGGTTTCCTCTTTCTATCTACCTCATTACTGATTAAGATAACTCTATCCACAAAACGTATCCGTCTCGCTAAAAAGACTTAGGTTATTATCCACGCTATATTGTCTTATAGTTTTTCACATGGCTCAATTGTCTACTTATCAAAGAATACCACTTATGATTAAAATTAAAGGAAGTTTCATCCTTTATTTTATAAGTGGCTCGACATTTGAAAGGCTTCCTAAATGGAATATGGTACTTAATAGCACCTAGCCGACGATATATACTAATACCACTAGACATATTAGACATTGGGTTTAACGCCTCTTACATCATCAGCTAGCTACCATTATGATAGCTTTTTTTATTAGATTCGAGGTATATATTATTTAATGAAATATCTTATAAATATTCCATCTTAACATATTTTACCTCTTGACTGGGAACTCGTGGGGTTTTGTTATAAAATTTCTTTTATTTCTTCAATTATTTTATTTATTCTTCTTTTCCCAATACCATATTTGTTTTCTAACTGTTTATTACTAAGTTTAAAATACACTTTATCAAAATAGATTCTTAGGTTTCTATCTTCTTTTGGAATTTTCTTATATAAGTCTTTTAATTTTTCTGCCCCTTTGTCTAATATGCTAGTCATTTCAGCGAGTAACAATAATCCTTCTTCTCTAGCATGCAATCTATGACTTCCACTTACATTTATATCTGATACTGATGATGTACATTTTTCTAGTTTTGTTCTCATCATCTCAACCTTTTCTTCGGACGTATTATTCATTTCGTCAATGATTTTATCAGCCTCTTTTATTTTATTTTCTCTTTCTTTTTTTAATTTTTCCTCATCTTCTATCATTATTCCTCCGTTTTTTCTAGCAATTTTACGTAATCTTTTTCTAGTTCTTTAAGTTCGGTTACACATACGTTTTTACTATTTTCATACATCTGTGACGTATCTCTTAAATCTGTCGTTACTACCACAAGCCAACCTATTATACTAAATGATATTATCAGTAATATTGAAAGTATTGTTATCGCTATAATATATACATCTTTATTCTTCATCTAACTTTTCTTTTTCATTTCTTATTTCAATAATTTTTTGCCAATCAATATTGCCTAATGCTTTAAATGTTTTATCTAACACTTCATGAAGTTCATTAGTCAATGTTCTAGTTAACATATCATATTTTGTTTTCGTTTCAACTAACTCTCGATATTCTTTTACTGGTATTTCTACTTTACTAAACATATAATTACTCCTTTAATTTACACCTTTATGGTCTGTATCACTATACTCTACTAGTTTTTTGTTTTTTATTCGTACATATTTTGAAATAATGTCTTTATAATTAATTATGAATCCTTCGACACTTCTACCAAGACACTTCTACCAACTTTTTCACAATATTTTTTGTATATGCTATCTAAATGTTCCTTATTCGGAATTACATTTAATTCTGCCACTACTGGAACTGTGCTTATAAAATTAGGTATTTCTTGATTTTCAAACGGATAGATAAATAACTCATGGTCGTATTTTATGTTGTATAAATCAAAATTATCATCTATATTCGCTTTTGCAAACATATAAAACCTTTTATCAAACTCATCAACAGAATATTTTAATTGTCCCATTCCTAACCATTCTCCACATAAGACAGAATTTTCTAATAATTCTTTTTGTAAAATATCTTTATTATCTATACACCATTGATATAACCCTTTATATAACTTGTCTTTGTTTTCTTCTAACTCATTAAAACTGATTATATTTTTACGTTGTGCTATATAAACCTCATCATTTTTCTTAAATATACATAAATTGCTACCATCTAATTTTTCTGTTATTTGTACCTTGTCACCTTGAACACTTATTCTTTTTGTTTTAGGATATATTTCTTTTTTAATCATTCTTACACCGCCTAATCAAAATTTATATTTTTTACTGGTTCTGCTCTATCTAAAATATAATTTTCATCACAAGGTATTGAATATAATTTACTGTATTCTTTTGAAACAAGACTACCTAGCACAATAACTTCTTTTTGCCCTGTTCTTATATTTTTTAATTCTAATGCGGGGTTTTCTATGTATCCTAAGCAATAATATATTTCTCCATCTTTTATAAAATATTTCCCTAAATCTTTTCTATTCATTTATTCATCACCACCTATTTAAAATATTGATTATCTTCTTTCGTTATTTTAGAAATAATCATAGCATAATTATCTTCATTATTTTCATAAATATAAAATGTATTATTTCCTAACAATTCATATAAAGACATTGACTTACCTGTTGAATAATGTTCACTTCCAATATATAAACCTATTCTATGATTTCCTCTTACATCTTCCACTATTAACTGATTTGTTATTTTTCCTTTATAAAACATTTTTAATAACTTTTTGCCATTTACTACTTTATAAATTTTCTTCATTTATTCATCACCGCCCTCAAGAATATTTAATAAAATCTCTTTTGCGTTTGGTATCGGTGTTCCATTTTCTAATTCAAATTTACTTTCCTCATCTGGCAAATCATCAATGATGTGTTCTTGTAAATATTTCCTTATATATTCAACGGCTTTTTCGTTTCTTGATTTATAATCTTCTTGTTCCATATATTCTGCTCTAGCATCATCTCTTTGTTCTTCTTTTCTATCACAACTTCTTTGTAAATAATCACATCTTTCTTTTAATTTTTCATTTTCTTTTTGTAAATTAGTTATGTAATTTAATAAATGCTCTTGTGAATATTTTTTATTAACGGTATGACAACAACATCCATTATTTATATAGCAATTTTCTTTTGTACACTCTTTATTTAATAATGGACTACATAAATACAAATCTTTTTTTATATCTATTTCCTTTATTTCTTCAGTCATAAATGCAATAACCTCCTTTATTGAAACCAAATATATATTTACCATTATGGTCATCACACCAACTTTTTTGAAAACCTATTATTAATGCAAAGAATATAAAAAATAAAATTATACTTATTATCATAATAAAAATTTCATTCCTTAATGTTTTATTCATTATTTTCACCACCTTTTTTTACTAAATCATTTAATTGTACTTTTTTATGAACAATATCATATCGTAATTTTAAATAATTTAATTGTTTTTGATTTAATGGTTTTAATATTTCAATTACTTCTAAAATCTTGTCATATAATTTAAGTAATATTTCATCTGCAATTTTCTTTTCTTCATCACTCATCTTTATTCCTCTACTCCATAAGTTAACCAAAATACTGCTTCTTCTAATTTTTGTATAGCAATATCTGTTTCTCTTGTTTTGTTATCTAGCAATTTAAAATATTGTATTATCTTATCTAAATTATCGATTGTTTCGGCAATATAAGATGTTAACTCTCCTACATTCATAATAAATCACTCCTCTGGCATAATGTATACTAATTGATTTGTAACTTTTGAAAAAGTTGCTTTTCCTGTATATTCTTTTACTTCTTGTTCTTCTATATCTTCCAACGTTAATATTCCTAATATACTATTTTGTATCTCATCAAGTATTTGCAATGCACGTTCTTTTGATTTATATGTTCCTAAAGTATAAGTGCATAAATTTTGCCCCACATAATCCTGTGTATAAATGTCATAATTATCATCATCAATCAATAAACTTTTTACTTTTAATAAAATATCTTTCTCTTGACTTCTTACCCATAATTCCATATAATCTGCCTCCTAAATAACTTAATCATCAAATGGCATATTAAAATCAGGTTTAACAATTAATGTGCCATTTTCAAAATAAATATTTGCATTACACCAGCCACCGTCTTCATATTTAATAATAATCGGTATATGGTGTTTTAAATATTCAATCATTTCTTCTGTTTTCATATTATCCCTCACATTCTAATCGCCTATAATTTTATTTTTATAACCTTTTCTTTTTCTTTCCTGTGCAATTCAAAATCTATTTTAGTTTCATCAAAACTTGCTAGTATCTCTTTTAATGCTTTTAAATCTTCAATTTCCATTTCGAACTCGTGTTCAGTTTCTTTATTTTTTATTTTTAGTTCATAGCATTCTAAATATTCCATTATTCTTTACCCCCTAAATATTTGTTACTATTGATTAATTTTTCTAAACATTCTTTATTATCACAGTAAATATATCCGGAACGCATAAATATTTGATTTCCATAGTTTACATAAGCATGGCAATTAGGACATTCTACTGTAAAATCCAACTCATCATCACTATCATTTTTATTCACAATTTTAATAGGTGGTTGGGATATGCTTGCATATATGTACTCGTTTGTATCTTTATCAATAAAATTTCCTTCTGTAATTAGTAAATTTAAAAGTTTTGCAAACTTATTTTGTGTTATCATTTTTACCTCTCACCTTTCTTAAAATATTTCTTTTTTCTTTCTCTGTAAAACTCCAATTTTTCCAAATATTAGCTTCCAAATCAATTATTGCTTCTCTATCATTTAGAAGCTTATATTTGAAATATTGCTTTTTCAAAATTGGTAACCAAAAATTATAATAATGTTCTTTATATGTCATTGATTCACCTCTTTTATCTATTTGTACCAAACACACCCACAAGCAAACTCGTACAATAGATTCTATAACTTTATAAGGAACAAGTTCATACGCACAACACAAATAATTACATATTAAATGCCAGTCATTATAATGGGATGTTGAAAAAAAGAATGGTTAAAACACAAGCGTGTTTTACAGTAAGTGGGTTTTTATACTATCTATTTTTCAATTATTGATTTTAACTCTGCTAGTTCATTTGGAGACAATGTTTCTATTCCTTGCTCTCTACATTCCTCACATAGTCCGTTTAGAAGATATGCAAACTCTTTTGTATTAAGTTCATGACTTGGTACATAAACATAATACACATTGAATTCTATATCGTTCTTTATAAAACTAGATTTTTTTTCATGATATTCAATTCCTCTAGGAAATTCGTTCGCAGGTATACATATTTGATACCTTTGCGAATAGTTTTTAAGTAAATTAAAATGTACCTCTTCTATACTTAAATCAAGTGTCATAGCAAGTTTTCCGACCAATTTCCAATACTTTGCATTTTGTAACTTATTCCTTTGTTCTTTATATTCTTTTAATTTATAGACTTTTTTGGAATCTAAACCCAACATTTTCGGAATAAGTTCTGTTATAGTTCCAATCATTTTATTCTAAGAAATTATCTTCTATTGACACTTGCTCGCCAAAATCTGCAAAAACATCACCTGATTGATTATTAGTCTCGCTTGGTGTATTTTCATAATCATATGGTGTTTGATTATCTCTTTTCTTACTTTCCAAAAACTGAACATTTTCGGCTATTACATCTGTTGTATATTTCTTATTTCCATCTTGTCCAGTATATGAGCCAGTTTGAATTCTACCATCAATTCCTATAAGACTTCCTTTATCTAAATATTGACATACATTTTCTGCTGGTTTTCTCCAAACAACAACGTTTATAAAATCTGCTTCTCTTTCTCCGTTAGCACTCTTGAAATTCCTATTTATTGCTAGTGTAAACCTAGTAAATGGTATATTGTTAGAATTATACCTAATATTTGGTTTTGACATTATACGTCCTACTAAACATACTGTATTCATTAATTTATTTCCTCCTTAACTTTTTCCCATTTCCATTTTTCATATTCCCACGAATATATTGGTGGATAACCAATTTTTAATATTTTAAAATCTTCTATTGAATAGTCATTCGTACAATACTCGTTTACTTTTATACTCTTTGTATTTTCATAATTTCCAAATAACATATTTACAATTTCTGAAAGACTTGGTAAATATTTAGGGTCTGCATATAACCCCCATGATTTTTTTAATTCTTTCTTTGTTTCTAAAACAACACAAATGCAATCATCAGAACAAATGCCTAGCATAAATTCCCATGCATATTCTGGTTTTATATCTTCATAATCAAAGAAACAAAACCCATCACTATTTGTTTTAGCTTTATGTTTTGTTTCATTGTGAAGTCTTTCTCCTTTTCTTAACTTTCTAAATTCCGTAATACTCATAAATCTAAATAATTTCATTATTCTTTACTTTCCCTCTAACTCATTAAACGCTTTATCCATATCTTCTTCTGTTTCTATATCTAATTCACGTTTTAATTTTAAAGTCATTAGAATATCTAATAATTCTCCTCTTATTTCTTTTTTGATTAATAGTTGCATTCCCCAAAAATCACTAACGATTAAAGCAGATATTAAAATTATTAATAATACTTCTATCACTTTTTCCATTATATTTCCTCCAATCCTTCTAATAATCTTGCTTCTTCTATTCTTTCTAACCTAACTAGTTTTCCTTTATGTCCTTTCGGAAGCCATAAAACATATAATTCATCTACTGATTCGTCAGCAAGTTCATAATAAGAGTTTTGCCACGTAACATATTCTTCGTCTAATTCATATGTTGTTTTGATGTCTATAAGTGCTAGTTTTCCATTTACCCTAGCTTTAATATCCAAAGTGCCTGCATATTTGTCCTTATAGTGAACGATTTTTTCATTCTCAATAATTTCGATATTATATTCATCAACTATTTCTAGGTAGTCTTTTATACTATATTCTTGATATATATTCATACCATAATATCTCTTTAAATATCCTATCGGTTTCTTAGGTTTCTTCTTTCCTAGAACTTCAATTAACTTATGCACATGTGTACCGTATTTTGCCTTTTCATTCAATATATTTTCTGGCACATCTTTGTATTTATCTTTGAATATCTTTGATAAAATTTGTGTTACGCTAGGCAAAACTTTCCAACCATCATACAAATAAGTATGTGATTCTTCTATAAACTCAATCATCTATTCACCCCTACGGTACAGTTTTATTCCATACTCTTTTTTCAAAATCTTAAGCTTGCTATCATCTTTAAAAAATAATTCTGACATACTTCTAGGCTTTTTATTAAAATTAGTAAATTCTCTATTTACCCATGCTTCCTCTGGTGATTTATCACACTTAAATATTTTACAAATGTCTGGTCTTACTTCGTATATATCACATTTTTTTAATGTTTCATTTCTAAAAGGACACATCATGTTGTTTTCACCTTTATTGTGTTGTTGTAATTTATGTGTTTTTAAATAATTATCTATCTGTTTTATTTCTTTATTGTTTAGATGTAATATGTCACTACAACAATTACCACAGTTTGAACAATTACCTAAAATTGTATGATTTGTAAGCTTTGGCTTAGTTGAATTTAACATACGCTTTTCGTGTAGATCCTATCGTATATTGCTCATATACATCTGGTAATTCTTCTTTTAATTTTTTGCTATCAAGTCTATTTGTTGATGTTTCTGGATAATATGTCACCTTAAAAGTTCCGTCAGATGACACAAACTTTTTTATACCGTTCTCTTCCATTTTAGTTTTAAATTGTTCTTTTAACTCTTCTTCCATTCTTGCTAGTTCTATTTTTGCTTTTTGCATTTTTTTTATAAATTTTATTCCATCTTTGGTTGCTAAAAGTTCGTTATTTTCTACTGCTATTAATTCGTTTTCCATTAATCTAATACCTCCCTAAAGTCTCCGGCTTCCTCTTGTTCTTTTTTTCTCTTGCTAATTAAGTCACTTGCTTCTTTTATTGTTAAATCACTTAGTTTTGATTTTTTTAAATTTATTAATTCTTGTTTTATTTCTTCTGATTCATACAATCCTATTATCATTTCTTTTTGCTTATCTGTAATACTTGGTGCTTTTCTAGGTTTCTTAGTATTCATCCTTTCGTTTGGACTTTCTTTTTCTGCGTCATCACCTGTTGCTACCATAAATGTATCGGCTAAATAGTACTTAACTGCTCCGGTATTAGCTTTATAACCAGCCTTATCGCCTTTATCTATTCCCTCACCAGTTATTACTGTTTTTTCATAAAAACCGGTTTCTATATCGAATAAAGTAAATTCTAATTTTACATGTCTACCGTTTGATTGTTTATCAGTACCCTCAAACATTAGATAATCTAATTCGTCAGCCTTTAATTCTAATTTACATTCACTAAATAATTCGGTAAATAATTCTTTGTATTGTGCCTCTGAAAAATATTTGTATTTATCGAATTTGTTTTCTCCCTCTTTTTTTAAAACGCCTTTTTTCTTTAACAACGTTCTTAGTTTGTTTTTCTTTTGTTGCAATTGTGCATTTAGTTTTAACCATTCTGTTGTATCTAAATTTTCTAACATCTTTCTTTCCTCTCTTCTAATCGTTTTTTAAATTTTTTGATAAATTCTTCTGCTTGTTCATAAGTGAAATACATACCTATACAAAAATAATCACTACTCCCATTTTCTAATGCATTTTTTCTATTTTGTTCTATCATCGTTTCTATGTCATTTATGTGAAAACATTTTTGTGTATTGCTATATTCTACAAAATACATTTTTACTCCTCCTTAAAAATTTGTTTTGATTTATCATATATCATGTCAATGTATCCCTCTCTGCCATCACGATTCTTTACAATATTTACTTTCATTGTCGTAATAATATCATCATTTTTCTTTTTATCTTTCTCTAACAAAATAACCTTACTAGCACTGTTTTCAACCTCTCCACTATCTTTTAGCATTGATATACTAAGTTCGTCTGCAGAATATGCTGTACGATTTAATTGGCTTGCACTTATAACAGTGCAGTCATAATCTAAACACATTTGTCTTAATTCTTTTGCTACCTGTGTGGACCGTTCGTACAAACTTTTTTTATCATCAACTTTCGTTAAACCAATGTGGTCAATAAATAAAACTGTATGCTTCTTTTTGTCTTTATACTTCATTAAAACTGATTTTATTTGTTTTATGTCATTGGCTTTATGTTCAATAATTATTCCTGCTTCCTCAATTTCGCCAAACGCTCTGTCTATGATTTGTTCTTGATAACCAGTTTGTGGACTACCTAAATAACTCATTGGTATTCCTGATTTTATTGATACTATACGTTTGTAAATAGTACTTTTGCTCATCTCCATATTGAAATAAATACATTGAAACCCAGTCATTAAATCATTCATTAAGTTAAGCATAAAACTAGATTTTCCAGCACCAGTAGTCGCACCAATAATTAAAAAATCGCCTTTAACCATTTTGAGTGTGTCATTAAGTTTCTCAAAATTATTAAAATTAATTCGTGCCTTTTTATTGCTTATGCCATCTTGCAACTCTTTTTTTGTAATTGTGGTTGTATTGTCTTCTAAAATAATACTATCGAGTTTTTTCATTTTTTTCATAAATTCATCATACTTAATGATTCCACCATTTAACTTTTCGTTTAATTTCTTGATAATGTCTTCTTTAAAAGCCTTTATTATGTATTCTTCTGACATACTAAGTTGTTTTTTCCAATTTGAATCATAATAAAATGTATCGTTATAAAGTTTCACAAAATAATCAATATTAAAATCTTTGTGCTTTTCAATAATTTTATTGATGTTAATACATTCATTTTCTTGATAACATTCTATTACATGTTTAAGTATTTTTTGATTTTCTTCATTAACCAAATATCTTGGTTTAATTTGAATAATAGAAAGTAAATCAGGTTTATTTAACAATAATGCTAGATATTCCCTCTCAATTTCTAACCTACTCCCATTCATAGTTTCTTTAACCCCCTCGTACCTCCAGTTACATGTACAGTCTCTTTTTGTTTTTTTAATGGATAAAAGTCTTTCCATGCACCATTAATAGCATTTTCGATAACTTCGATTTTTTCTTCATCAGTGTTCCCATATTTGTTACATTTGTTTATTAATCTCTTAACTACTGTTTCTGTCATAGTATATTTATTCTTAATTCTTAGTTCTAAATACTCATTAAATAATTTATAAATATATTCCTTATTATTTAAATTAGAAATATAGAAATTAGAAAATAGAAATAAGAAAATAGAAATATTATTTGCTTGTTTTTCGGTTGTTTTTCGGTTGTTTTTCGGTTGTTTTTTACATGCATTTTTATTGCCTTTTGGAGCACCACCTTTCGTTCCATTAGTAATGTTGTTTTTCGTTGTATTTAAAGGCATTTTGATATTGTTCCATATACCTAAATTTAAACCATCCAACTTGGGTTCTTTATTTTCAAACATATATTCAAATATCGAGTTATACATCTTCAATTTATCATCATCATTTAGATATTTGATAATGTCATAATAATTTTCATAAAATGTAAAACCTTTAATATTATTCATTCATGTACACTTCCTCGCTATTTGATTATTTATTAATTTTTTGTTATACTCTAGTTGTTTTATTTTTATAAAACCTAGTCGACATTCTCACTTCTGTCGGCTTTTTTTTATGAAATTCACATTATATCACCTCGTTTATGTAGCTTGTCCTACCATAGTAGAACTATTCTTCTACTATTTCATATGTTATTTTTACATTTTCTCTTTCGGCTATTAGTTCTATCATTTTTTCGACCATTTTTTTTGCGATTTTATCACTAAAATTATGTACTGTGACTTTCATTATTCATCACTCCTTTTTTAATTTTATGTACTTTTTTGTGTTAAAATGTCGTGTCAGGACTATCACTTTTTATTCTTTTTTTCATAATTCATAGCTTTAACTATTACAAATGCTAATAAACCACATAGTGCTAATAATGTTAAACTAATAATCAAAATTATTTGTACTACTATATTCATTTCACCACCTATTTTAGTAAACTATTCAGTTTACAACAATAGCAAAAAAATTAGCAAAATAATTCTTCAAAACTTTTTTTCAGTAAAATCATTATTTTTTTTGCTTCACTTACAGTAAACTCCGTTTCGCCACGTTCTTTGTAACAATATGTTTTTGTTGCGATTCCTAACATTTTTGCAATATCTGCTTGGGTATACCCCTTTTCATTTCTAATTCCAATTAATTTTCTATACATGTTCACCACCTTTTTTGTAAACTTAAAGGTTTACAGTACAATTATAGTATATTTTTTTTACTATGTCAACTAAATAATTGACGTATTCGTAAAAATGATATATAATTGAAATATGAAAGAAGATAAAATAATGAATGAGAATGAAAATGAGAATATTGATGTCCAATTTAATAAAATTGCTTCATTAATATTAAAACAAAAAAGAATGGAAAAGGGATATAGTTTAGAAGATGTTGTAAATAAAATGCACAACACTATAACTAGGCAATCTTTATTTAAATATGAAAATAATAAAGCAAGAATAAAAATAAGAACATTCAAGGACATATGTAAAGTTTTAGCGTTAGATCCTGATGAAGTTATAGAAGAAATAACAAAAAAAACTTACATATCTAATTTTATTATTAAGGATGATAAATTATTTGATGAAAAAGATACTATTGATAAATTAGCAAGTAGACCTAATAATAATTTTATTAATCAAATTAATGATATTTCAGAAAAAATTGACAAGGAATTAGAAATAGTTGGGAAAAATTTACTATATGATACATGTACTGTAGAAATAGAAAAACTAGTTTGTTCAATAAAAAAACTTTCAAATAGGGCTATACTAGAAGAAGACAAGGAAATATTAATAAAATTGATTTATAGCTTACATGAACGAGCAAAAAAATAATTTTGATTAAAGCTCGCTAGTACAGGAGTTTTAATAGAAGAATAAAAAGGAAGTGAGGTGTAAAAATTAAAAAAATTATCAAAGATATAGGCTTTACATTTGCATTATTAATGATATTAATAATTCCTGCATTAGCAAATCCTAAAGACATTTTTGAATGTGTCATTATGTTGTTTTTAGATTTTTGCTATGCATACTATCTTCTTTATGGTAGAATCTAAGAAACATTAGAAAGAATAAGATATAACAAAATACTATCTAATGCTATGTAAACATCAAATTAGGGGGAATGATATATGAATAATGAATTAGAAACTTATAAAGAAAAAACATTTGATGACATCAAGCATATTGATGAAATGGGAAATGAATATTGGGAAGCAAGAGAACTGATGACTGCATTAGAATATTCAAAATGGGAGCATTTTGCTAAAGTTATAAATAAGTCAAAAATAAGTTGCAAATTAAGTGGCTTTAACCCAGAAGAACATTTTCCCGTTAAAGGGAAAACGATAATCATGCCAAAAGGAGCAAAAAAAGAAGTTATTGATTATAAACTATCTAGATATGCCTGTTACTTGATTGTTCAAAACGCAAGTCCTGCAAGACATAAAACTGTAGCACTTGGACAAACATATTTTGCTGTTCAAACAAGAAAAATGGAAATAACTCAAGAAGAATATTCTAAATTGTCAGAAGATGAAAAAAGATTATATACTAGAATTAATATTAAAAATAAAAACAAATATTTATTTGATACTGCAAAAAAAGCTGGAGTAAATAATTATGGTAAATTTAATGATTATGGATATAGAGGTTTATATGGTGGAGAAACGGCAAAGAAAATTGCAGAAAGAAAAGGCATAGATCCTAAAAAAGATGAAATATTAGATCATATGGGTAGTACAGAATTGGCAGCTAATTTATTTAGAATAACACAAACAGATGAAGTATTAAAAAATAATAATATTAAAGGTGAACAAAACGCATGTAATACACATCATATGGTTGGTCAGGCTATTAGAAATACAATAAAAAAAGTTGGAGGTACAATGCCAGAAAACCTACCAACACCTAAAAAATCTATTAGAGAAATTGAAAAAGAAGAACTAAAAAAATTAGAACAAAAATAAGCAAAAAGACTACCTACTGCTGGAACAGTAAATAGTCAATGTACACAAAATTAAAAAGTCCTGACACGACAATTCTCTTTTGTGTGGTTTAATTATACCACATTTAAGAGTGTTGTTTCAATAATAAGTGTAGAAATAAATATAATTTTAGAGGAGTGGTATAATGAATGATAAAATAAAAAGAGCTGTAATTTACATAAGAGTATCCACAGAAGAACAAGTAAAACATGGATATTCGCTAAAAGCACAAAAAGAAAGACTATTAGAGTATTGTAAAGAGCGTAATTATAAAGTTATAGATATATATGCAGATGAGGGAAAATCCGCACGTTCAAATTTAAGAAGTAGAACAGAACTTCAAAGATTGATAAAAGATGTTGAAGAAAGAAAATTTGATATAATTGTTTTTTGGAGATTGGATAGATGGTTTAGAAATATATCCGATTATTATAAGGTACAAGAGATACTTGAAAAAAACAAGGTTGATTGGGAATGTTCAGACGAAGAATACAACACTACTACTTCTAATGGACGTTTACACTTAAATATAAAACTATCTATTGCACAAAATGAATCTGACCAAACAAGTGATAGAATAAAATTTAATTTTGCTAATATGGTAAAAAATGGAAAAGCCATTTGTGGAACAAAATCACTTCCACTAGGCTATATGGTAGTTGGTGAAAAAGGAAATAAAAAAATTGTTAAGAATGAAAATGAAATAGAAATTGTGGAGGATATGTTTAGAAATATAAAGATAACTCGCTCCATGAGAAAAACATTATTTTATATGAATAATAAATATAATTTAACAATGGACTCCTCTACTATAAAAAGATATTTAAAGAATCAATTGTATATTGGAAGATATAGAGATAATTATAATTATTGTGAAGCATACTTAACAAAAAACGAATTTGATGAGATACAAAAAATTGTTACTCATAATGTTAAAAATAATAGCAGATATGATTATATTTTTAGTGGTTTACTTGTTTGTAAAAAGTGTGGAAGAAGATTAAGTGGCTCATCTCACTTATCTTACGCAAGTATAAAAAGTGGAAGAAAAAGATACATGAATAGAATGTATAGATGTAATCGTAACAACAACGATGGTCTTTGTGATAATACAAAAAGTGCGTTGGAAAATGTTGTTGAAAAGAAAATATTTGAAGAAGTAGAAAATTTTATAAAAAAATATAAAATTAAAAATAAAAAAGTAGAAGAAAAGAAAGAAAGAAAAAAAATTGATGTTAAAAAGGTACAACAAAAAATTGATAGATTAAACGAATTATATATCGAGGGTAAAATTAATAAAGAAAAGTATGATTCAAGTTATAATAATTATATGACAACGATAGAAAATGCCTCTAAAAAAGAAAAAAAGACTGATTTTAAGCATATTGAAAAGTTGCTTGATAATGATGTTAAAGAACGTTATTACGCTTTAACTAACGTTGAAAAACGAGCTTTTTGGGGTAGTTTTATTGATAGAATTGAAATTGACAAAGAACATTTCGATATATTTTTTGTAAATTATGAGGACTAA